ACCCGCTACTGTATAGTGAGTTGTTAAAGTTTTAGTTGTCTCAGTTCCTGTGGATGATCTGATAATTACTACTAAATCTGTGTCCGCAAATATTTTAAAATTATAGGCAAAGGTTGTGGTTGAACCATTACCATTATGTGATGATTTTATTATCGTTGTAGATACTGTCATAGTTACCCTATATTATTTTTTCTTAGCATTTTCAAGAAGTGTTAATCCTTGTTGAGCAAAATTAATCATGTATTTATATAGATCATCAATCAGCTCTCTCTTCTCATCTGGCGTTGGTTTTTTGCCATTTGGGAACTTTTTTAAGTTATATATAGCTCTGATTTGTTTGTCCAAATCTTTTATTGATTGTCTATATTTTACTAATAAGGTTTCATCAAGGTTTAAAGTTTCTTTTAATTTTCTGTATTCCTCAAAATCACCATTTTTTCTAGCAAAATCCATACCATTTAGAATAGTATCTACCTTCTCATATTCTTCAAAAAATCTAACTATAGACTTTGCAGAATATCCCGGTACATCTCTGACATCAAAAGCTCTTACCACTGGTATCTTAGATAGAGTATCTGTTGGTTTTATAGGATCATCAATAATTTCACCTTTAACCAAAACATAGTCTAGTGTATCAATAATATATCTACCTATACCACCTGTCCACGATCTAAATACATTCTCAGCATGAATAGGATTTGTTGCAAAGAAACTATCATCACCAACTAAATCATTTAATAATTTTGAAACTAACTTAAATGTTTCTGATGTGTATTCAGTATAATAAAATTTGTTAGGTAAATTTTTATCTAAAGATTTTGGAATCATAGGTGCATCTCTAAAGAAACTATAGTTCATGAAATTTTCTGCAAAAGGTCTAACTGCAGTAGGTATAGGATAAAAACCTTTAGCATTACTAACTAAAAAATCTTTAGCAAATCTTGCAAATTCTTGAGGTTCATTTGTTCTTACCCAATCTAAAGTTTTTTCAACCATTGAAGATACAAGAGTTCCAACTTCAAAAGGTTTTGGAAATCTATAAGGTTTATCTCCTATCTTAAAATAATAATATGCTTGTTTCAACCAATCAGGTTGTTCTTTGTAATCAGGATCATCTTTGTTTAACATATAAAAACCTAGTGTTGGAATAACAACATAAGCACCAATCATAGCTGTAGTTCTTCCCGGTTGATCTCTAAAGGCTTCGTATAATCTTGTTAAACCTTGAACCCTTGCGTTCCAAAATGGAACAAGTCTATTTATATTATTTCCTAATGTTCCTCTTTTTGCATAATCTAATAGATTTCTAGCTTCAAACCCAGCTCTTTCAAGAGCTTGTCTTTCTGTTAATCCTTTGTCGATTGCTTTTCTATATGTTTTTTCAAATATTCTAAATCTTGTCATCTCTTCTGATAATCTAGTTAAGGCTCTAAATGGAGCTAGCATACCTCTGTCTGCATTTCTAACTGGTCCTTTAGAAAGAATATCGTAAACTTTACCATCAAATAAATTAGGTCTATCAACAGCAAGAAGTGTAGATTGCATACCACCAGATTTTACATATTTATTATACATATCTTGTGCTTTCTTACTTCTACCTCTAGTAATAATATTAAACATACCAATCAAAGAATCTTGTATTGGAACAAATCCAACTTTATTTAAGAAACTAGCTTGCATTGTATCTCTAAAAAAGTTTGGTACAGCAAAGTCAGGAATTAAAATTGCACCAGCTCTAAGAGTTCTAGCAGGAGCTCCTAAATAATTAAATAACATATTAGCACCTTGTTGATCTAAAGTTTTGAAAGCATTAACTAAATCTTTACCTACACTCCATGTTTCTAATTTACCATCTCTTCTAATTGATAATAATTCTGATTTAGGTAAATTTGTTTTTATTGGATTTACTTTTTCTATAAAAGGAAATAAGTTTGAATCTTTCTTTTTAGCTTCAACTATTTTATCTATAAACTGTACTTTAACATTATTTCTTTCAACTAAATTAACTATAGTATTTGTATTTTTAACCATCTGTTCTAATGGAGGAAATACTCTTAACTTAGAACCTTTTATTTCTTTTAAAGGATTTGCACTACTTCCCTCAACAGCTACAACTTTTCCATCTTTACCAATTAATTCTCTTGCATAAGTAACATAATTTTTGTTTGCTTCTGTCATAGCAGTAAACGCTTCAGCAGTTATAAAACCACCATCTTTTGCATATTCTAAAAGTTCTCTTTGATAAGTGTCAGTTTTTTTTGCAATTTGTTCAAATTGAAACTTATATTGTTTAATAAAATCTTTTGCAGTTTGAATATTAAATCCTGTTTCTATTCCTCTATTATTCAATTCTACAGCTCTTCTATTCATTAAATAAGTTTCAAATAATTGAGTTTCAGTTTTACCTTTATCAATAACATCCTTTACAACTTCTTTTAAACCTGCACCTCTATCATTTAAGTTTTTAAAATTAATTGTTTTATTCTCTATAAAATAAGCTGCTCTGTTTGGTATTCCTTCTAAAACTCTAGCTTGTTCATATATATTTAATTTTTCTATTCCTGTTTTTGTATTAACACCTGCTTCTCTAAGAGCTTCTAGTATTGGATATTTATTATCTATACCTTCTATGATAGCTTTCTTTTTAACTTTAGAACCCATCTCTTTTAACTTTTCTACTGTTAAAGGTTCTACTTTAGGTTTAAATACAATATTTTCTGATGCTTTGTTTGCTAAAGGATCTTCAAAAATTACTATTGATTTATCAAGTTGCTTTTCAAGTTTTTTAATTTTTAATAAATTTTCTTCTAATTTTTTATTAGTTCTATCTGACAACTTTTTTTCAACTATACGAGTTACTTCAATCTGAGTTATATCTGGATTTTTTTGTCTTTCTTCTTTAAATATTTTTTTATAAAATGGTGATAAAATATTTTGATCTTCTTTACTTCTTTCTCTTTCAACTTTATAAATTTCTTTATTTTTGTTTTTTAATTCAATAATTTTTTGTTCTATTGTTTCTCTATCAATTATTTTAATTTTTGGTTTTCTATCTAATAATTTATTATAAGCTCTGACATAGCTTCTTGATGATACATCTTCTAATATTGTTTTATTACCTATTGAATCTTTAAACACTTGATTAGGTTTTTTTCCTGTATCAACAAATATTTTTTTAGTTCTATCTTCCATTGTTTTTCTTGGCTGAACTAAACCTAGTCCACCAAATAAAACAGCAGAATAACTAAACTCTTTTAGACTTGGTAACTGTCCATTTAATGCAGCACCGACACCTTCAAAGGCTGTAAGCTGTGATGCTACTCTTGTTAAATATTGATCTGCTAATTTACCTACTCCCGGTATTCTAAGTTGTGGTGCAACTGCTGTAGCTGCAAATACTGTACCTTGTTTAACACCTTCTTTGATACCTTCTTGTAAAAAATTTTTTAATATTTCAACTGGTTGTCCATAAGATTGCTGTTCTAATCCTTTTAATATAGTTGCTCTAGCAGCACCCGGTATTGCTCCTGCAGTAAACGCACCTGATATTGGATTACCACCACCTGCAAAATAACTAGCTCCATAAATAGGAAGTTCAGCACCAAGTGTTAATCCTCTTTCTAATAAACCTTCAAACCAAGTATAATCTTCTGGTTCTTCTTCTGTAAAAGCCTCTGGCAAACCTTTTTCTGTAGATAATCTATAAGTCATGTCATACAAAGTTTTACCCCAACCTCTTTTTAATATTGCATCACCATCAAAATTTTTACCTACAAGTATTTCTTTCATAGATTTTTGATCTCCCATTTCTTGCATAGAATCGTAAAGCATTTGATCGTCTGGTCCAACTATTTCTGATTGCATAGTTTCTTCTTGTATTTCTTTACTAATATCTTGAAAATATTTTATAAAAGGTTCGTTGTTTGATTTAACTCCAAACTCTTCTTGTATTTCTTGATTATTAAATCCTGCAGATTTTAACTCTAATACTTTTTCTTTTTTCCAATCTGCTATTTCTTTTTGAGTGAAACCAGCTTCATTGTATTTTATTTCTTTTTCTGCAAGACTAGTCATTATGGGGAAGCATCCTTACCTATGTCAATACCACCACTTATTCTTAACTCATACTCTTTGATAGTTTCACCTGCTTCTCTTTGAGGTGTATCTGTTTTTATTTCTAAAGTATTTACCATATTATCTATAAGACTATTTAAGTCTGCAGTTTTTGGTAAATAACCTTTTATATCTTTTGCTATATAATTTTCTGAAGTAGCATCAAATAAATCTTGAGCAGGAATATTTCTTGATAATCCTGACAAATATCTTCTATATAATTCTTGTCTTAATTCACTTGCTCTTGAATTATATTCTTTGTCAAAAAAACTTAAAAAAGTATTACCTTGTAATAAAGGCGTAATACCTTCAAAGTATTGTAAAAATTTTTGATCTTGTTTTTTAAATGTACTATTATTACTTCTTGTTATTATTGTTTGTAAGAATTGAGCATCTTTATCATTGATATTACCATCTCCTAATCTTTCTAATATACTTTTACTTTCTGTTTCTCCTGTTAATAAAAATTTTGTTTTAGTATTTTTTATTTCACCTGATTGTATTTTTTGAATGACATCAGAGTTTGTATTATAATTAGTGTTAAAGCTAAATTCATTTTTAATAACTTTATCATTAACTAATTCTAATTGATTATCAAATTCCTCATCACCTGTTTTTAAAGCTTGCATATCTTCTGGTTTAACACCAAAAAAATCTTGTTCACCAAATTTTTCTAAATACTTATCACCAATATCAATTAAACTCATATCAAGAGATGCTTGAACAGTTTTTTGTTGTAGTTCAGAAAGAGTACCCATCTCCCTTA